GGGATGCCGCGACTGACGACGAGAAGTGCCGAGCGCTCGTTACGGCGACGCGGCTACTGGACGAGCAGTTCGACTGGTTCGGAAGCGTCGTCACTAGCCTCCAGAAATTGCTGTGGCCGCGCAACGGGATGCGAGGACGCAACGGATTCTACGTGGAAGACACGGTCATCCCACAGGACCTGAAAGAGATGACCGCACAGTTGGCGTCGGATTTGCTCGACGGCAACCGCACGGCGGACAACACGGCGCAGACCGACGGCATTCTGTCGTTCAAAGCCGGGCCGATCGAAGCAACGTTTAAGAATCCGACCGGCAAGGTGTTGCCGGATGCGGTCATCTACGGTCTCGCGCACTACGGCACCCCACGGGATGCGGTGGGCGGAGACGGGATGATTCGGTTGGAGCGTGCCTAGTGGTAGACTTCGATCGACTGATCGGCCGGCTGACGGAATTCGCCGATAATTTCTCGGAGACGGCACAGGTGGCCGTGACGCATACACCGACGGCGTCGGTGGACGGGTATTTGAAGCCGACGGCAGGAACCCCGGTGACGCGCTACGGGATCGTCGAGTACAAGACGACGGAGATCCGGTCGCCCGGTGGCGATACGAAGATCAGTCGCGCGCGGGTCACGTTCTTACGGGATGTGACCGTGAATCCGGACGGTGATACGTTCACACTCCCGTCGGGTCAAGTGGGAAACGTGGTGGATGTAAAATCGTTGGCCCGGCGGTCGGGTGGCGGCTTCTACACGATTGTGTCCCTCGGATGGGACGGAGACTCAGGAGAGTAACCGTGGCCTACGGGAAGCTGGAGACGACGTTCGCATTCGACATGTCGCATGTGGAAGGGGAGCTCCAGCGAATTATCGGGGGCACGCTGCGTGAGGCGCGTATTGCACTTCATGCAGAGGCCGAGATCGAGATGACCGAAGCGAAGCGACGTACGCCGGTCGACAGCGGGGCGCTGAAGCGGAGCGGTCAAGTGGAAATGAAAGACGAGATGGGCGAGATCACGGCGCATCTCACGTTCGGCGACGCGGCCGTAGGCTACGCCGTCCCGGTCCACGAGGATCTCGAAGCGCATCACCCCGTGGGTGAGGCGAAGTTTCTGGAGTCGACCGTATTGGAGTCGGCTCCGTTCATGCACGAACGGGTGGCACGCCGCATTGTGCTGGAACGGACAAAGTCGTAATGGTCTCGGTGTTGGACGACCTCGGAACGTACCTCGCGGCCGCTCCGGCAGTGTTTTCGTCGGGTCAGCTGACGAAGGGACGGCGTCCGGAATCTCCGGACTTGGTCGGCACACTGTACGAATATCCTGGGGAAGAGGGCGTCCAGAAATTTGGGGGTGTGGGACTCCAGTTCATTAAGCCGCGTGTGCATCTCGAAGTGCGGGGATCGATCAGAGATTACGTATCGGCCCGTACGTTGATCCAGTCGGCGATCGATAAGATCCATCAGATCACACCGGCGACTACGATGGCGTCGGGGTGGAAGTACTTGATCGCGGTGGCGGTCACCCCGGCCTACGGCATGGGTCGGGACAAGAAAGATCGACCGATTGTCGCGGTGAACTTTCGTTTCGAGATTGAACTATGAGCGAACCGCTGATCGCACTACCGGTTGATTCGCACGAACCGCTGATCGACGATCGTACGCGTGAAGAGCAAGAAGCGCGGATCTCGGCCACGAGTCGGTGCCCGCAATGTGACGCGCCGCCCTCGTGTCGTGAGTCGTCCGGTGGGCTCGGAAGTGGGCCGTCAGAAACGTTCTGCGGTCGATGTGGATTTCAGTTTCCAGGAGATAGATAATGGCCAAGACGAGAACGAAGCCTCCAAAGAAGAATGCGTCAACCGGCGCATACGAGGTGTTGGTGCCGGGACTGACGTATCCAACCGATCCGGCGACCGTGGATCGACTGCGTGCGGGGGAGAACCTTCCGTGGGCGCAACGCGGAATGTGCGATCCACACGACGTGGGCGATCGCGTCGACGACATTCCGAAGAACTATCTCGACGACGCGCTCGCCCAGGGCCTGGTCCGACGCGCTGACACCCCGGACGGAGGAGCGTAGTCATGGCAAAGTACGGTTCAGACTCGGTCGGCTTCTTGCTGGTCGACGGATTCGACCTGACGGCGGATCAAACCGAAGTGCAGGAATCTGCGGAAGCAATTTTCGAAGAGACCACCGGCCTTGGCGTGGCATGGCGTGCCGAGAAAGCGACGGGTCACCAGAAATGCGACCTCGGCATCAAGGGCTACTACGACGATGAGGCCCTCCGGACGGTCGAGGCGCTGGTGCCGTCGATCGCCGCGACGCGGGTGGCGATGCTGGCGCACGCCGGCAACGTCCTCGGACGGAAGTTCATTGGATGGCAAGCCGCACTCCAGGGCAAGATGGAGCGCGTCTCGTCCAAGGGCGGGATTACGAAACTCAACACCCACTTCACCGGTGCGGGCGCACGGGACGAAGGGGTGCTCGTACATATCCTGGGGGCCGACACCGGCTCTTCAGGCAACACCGAGAGCACCTCGGTGGACAATGCAGCTTCATCGGCAGCAGGTGCGGTGTGCCATCTGCAGGTGACGGCCGTCACCCTGGGAGGGTATGACGACGTCGTGATCACAGTTCGGAAGAGCACGGACAACATCTCCTTCTCGGACTTGGTCTCGTTCACCGCGGTCACCGCTCGCACCGCGGAACGAAAGACGGTGGCGGGCACGATTCCACGGTATCTGGCTACCAGCTATGCGTTCTCCGGGTCGGGGACGGGCCAGTCGGTCACGTATGCAGTTGGCGTAGCGCGCGGGTAGTCCGGGCGTTCAGTAAAAAGGAGCTCTTGTGGCGAAATACGGAAGCAATTCACTGGTCATCAACTTCGACAACGTCGGCGGCACTCCGACCGACATGTCGAACTACGTCCAGACCATCAACTCGGTTGAGGTCGAGGCCATCATTGAAGAGTCGACTTCGTTCGGCGACTCGTGGATGGAGTCGCTCGCAACCGGGATTCGGAAGATGAGCGATGTCGTGCTCGGCGGCATGTTCGACGATACGGCAACGTCCGGGCCGGACGTGGTCTTCAATGCGGTGGCTAGTGGGCCGTCTGCATCCACCAGAACGCTGGCAATCACGTGGGGTGGAAGCAAGATCACCTCCGTTGAGACCCTCATCGCGAAGTACGCGCGCACGTCGGCACGGAACACCATCACCAAGTACGCGGTCACGCTCAAGCCGACCGGTACCGTGACCGAGGCGTAGTCACGTCGATCTCACGAAGTGGGCCGGTCGGGCATGAGGCTCGGCCGGCACTCCTTCCTACTCAAGGAGCAGAGCAATGGCGTTGGTTGATAACATCACAAACTGGGAACCGATCCCGCATGAAGAGGGCAACGAGTTCCTTCTTCGTAAGTTGACGTGGAAGCAGTTGGAGCGGGCCGCCGATGCGCGGGCCGATCGCAGTGCACCGCGTGTGCGGGCCGTCGGTGGCGAAGTCATGGCGGCCTTGCAGACCGTCAAGCGAGACGACCTCGACGAAGGCCGGGAGAATCCGCTCAACACGTACGATCGCGGTACGCTGCTCGAGATGGGCGTGGCCAATTGGCGTGGACCGCTGTACGAGAAGGACTTCAAGAAGGAGTCGATCGAACAGCTGGACTCGGACACCGCCGACTGGGCCGCGACTCGGCTCGTCGAGATGTCGAAGAAGACGAAGACGAAGGATCAGCAGCGGGACTGACGCGGGCGCTGCATGCGGCTCTTGATGGACGACCCGGAAGCACGGCACCCTTCGCAGACTATGTCTCGCAGGTGTGTTCGGCGTTTCCGGGTCTCCACCCATACAGCGCCATTCGGTTGATCTCGGACGATCCACTGGAGCTGGTCCCCGACATCCTACTCCTCCGACAGTATCGGGAGGCGTATCGGTTGTGGAACGACGCGCAAGGCGAAGGCAAAGAGAAAGAAGAGCTCCGGAACGAATTGCTGAACAACGAGCTGATCCGGTGGGTCTTCGAACACGAGTACGAGTTCGTAAAACTCGATCGCGAGAAACGTAAGAAGAAGCAGACGTAACCCAACTATGGCATCCACCGTCACCATCGGCGACATCCTCGCGGTTCTCCGGCTCAAGGACGAGATGTCTGGAGCAGTGCGTGGGATTGTGGCGGAGTCATCCTCTCAGCTGCGTCAGCTCGGCAACGATATGTCG